TGTCGTCTTCTATAAAATCATCTCCATCTTCATTTGTATATCCGTGAGTATTTGCTTGTTTATATTCTTCTTTAAGAACCGAATATTTAACTTTATCACCAATTACGATGTATGGAGTTTTTTTTATATAATTATTTGTTTGTTTGGGTAAAGTCTTTTTATTACTCCAATATCTTATTGATAATAATAATTCATCCGTTATATCATCGTAACACAAATTAAATAACCGGCTATGTTTCATAAGTCCTACTCTTATTTCTCTCTGGTAATTTTTATTTGTATATTTTTTCCATTCACTTCTTATATTGTCATACCAAATGTTATCATTTATATTATTCATTCTTTCTGTAACCCAATCTTGTGTTATGTGACCTAAATTTATATTTTTTTCATTTTCGTAATTCTTAATAACTTCATTTATTTTTTTTATTTCAATATGTTGAATATTTATAAAATCTATTATAGGTTCATAATTTCCATACTTATCAATAAATTCATCAATATTCATTTCTTGTATTTCATTAATACATATATAATCAGGTAATTTAGTTTCTTTACACCATTCAAATATTTCAGCATCATTCATATCGTCAATGAGATTTAATTGATAACCATTATTTTTGCTATCATAATGTTTAATTGGTTTTAAATTTTTTCGTTTCTTTGACACATCAATATATTTCATATATTTACCAAACTTAAAATCTCCAGTATCTATTATATTTTCTAATAAAACTTTAATTTCTTCCCAAGTCTCACAACTCATAACAGATTTTTCAATATATTTTATAAAATTTACATAAAAAATCTGTATTATATCTTGTAATTCGTGCGTAGTCCATAAAGTAAGTTCCATACTTCCATCTTTCAGTTCTAAATCATTATATTTTCCTTGCAATCTTAATCGTTGTGAAATGTCAGTGCAATTTAACGATGCATGAGAAACAAAATACTGGTCTGTTAAATGTAATGAATAATTATCATAATCGTCGCTGGTAAAAGAATACCCTCTTTCTCCATATTTACCTGTTATTGTTATAATTGTTTTACATAAAATTGGTATATCACTTTTTTCAAATAAAATTCTTAATAATTTATAAACAAATTTTATATTTAATATTTTTGTATTTATATTAAAATAGCAATAATTATTAGGTAATTTTTTAGATTTTTCAGTATCAATAGATGACTCATATACTCCTCCTAATTGCCATAATCTTTGGTTTGTGGATGATTGTTCTGAGTCCCATTTAGACCAATATTTTATTTCTATTTCATATTTTTTTGATAAATATAATCTTAAACAATTTCCATGATATATTACGATAAACAAATTGGGAAAATCTTTAACTATTTTATCTACTAAACAAAATTGATTAACTCTTCTTTTTTCTTCACTTATCAATAACGAATTATATTTAATTGTAGGTCTTTTAAGCACTTCTTCTATTATTTTTTTTATATTAATATTATAATCTTCAACGATATTATAGCATTTTTTTTTTTTGTGATTTTCTATATCTTGATAATCCCACCAAGATTTAACAAGTGTAGTGTTAAAATTTATAAGACTATTAAATAATCCATAATAATCATCTGATCTTTTCATTTTATGAACCTTTGATATTTTAATTTGTATATCAGTATGGTCGCTTAATCTTGTTGTTATATTATATAACAACGAATGTGCTGTGCCTGTAATATGTAGTGCATATTTTACTTTTTTATATATTTTGGCAAGCAAAATTTCACACGCAGTAGAATCTTTTTTATCATTATCATTACTTCTATCATTTGAAGATGTAGGACTCATTAAATCACTTTCATCAACTAATGTGGTTATATTCACAAGTTCATCATTGTAATAAATATACTCACTAAATTTCGTATTTAGTTTTGCTAACTGAGTATGATTCATTAAACAACAAAAAATATCATTAGAATTGATTGCTTCTTTATTACTTAATTTATTAATAATATCATTACTATTTATATCTTTTAGTTCCGGAAGTTTATAATCTTTCCAATATTCATCATTATTTTCTTCAAAGTATTCTTGGATTTCATTATTAAATTCTTGAAACAACGTTTTTATAAATTGAATATTAAAATTGTAATTTTCTGTGCCAACTATATCGTCTTGTAATTGTTTTTGATCTATTGTTAAATTTCTAAAAATATATAAAACAGGTCTTTTTAGTATATGAACCGAAATCCACATAATTATACATGCTTGAACTCTTTTTCCAAGTTGTATGTCTCCCCATAATAATTCTACTATTGATTTTTCATTATTTTCTAAATTAAGTGAATTTAATAAATCTTCTTCAAATGAAGGCGAATTAATATTTTTTGGAATATGTTCTAATTTTATTGGATTATTTCCCCAATTATGCCTCTCTAAACTTTCACCATTTATATATTTGCACTTATATAACATAATATTTATAATTTTTTCAAGTGGTTTTCTAAATATTTCATTTTTTTTTTTAAAAAACGTATTTATTTTGTTTTGTAAATATGTCATTTGTATTATTATTTATATATAAATAATATAAGGCAAATATTTAAATCATTATTTATATAATATAAAAAATGCCTTGAAAAAATATGCCTATATCTTCAAAATATAGGTTAAAAATTATATACAAGAGAGAAATTCATTTATACAAAATTCTTATATATATAAATTTAATATAAATTTTAATATCTATTTTATAGAGCAATACGCATATGCTATAATGCGACCTTTGGAAACGACTTAAATAATATTCTGATATTATATTAATATGGACGAAATTGAAAAAAATTCTAATGGATATTGGCAATCAATAGAGATAGACAATTGTCCTTTAAATAATATTAAAAACTTTAGAAAAAGAGTAAATGCTATAAATATGCTTTTATTTAATGATATTGAGACAACTGATACAAAAATATTAGTTTCAAAATGGATAGATATTAACGGAACTAATATGGAAAGTAATATTATATATGATGCTGGTTCAAATATTAATGATTGGGAAGTTTGTATATGTGGTCATTATATACGACATTATTGCAAAGTAAAACGTGAACATGAAGGAATGGTAATAGGAACAAGTTGTATAAAAAATTTTTGTGATGATAAAGTTATATTTCAAAATTTTAAAAATAACTTTAAAAAATGCAAATGTGGTAAGAAGAAAATTATGACTAATAATATATGTAAAAAATGCTATAAAAAGGAAGAAGAAAAAACTATAAATATTGCACGAAATTTAGTGCAAGGAAAAAAAGATCCTGATAGACAAAAAGAATTACAAACTCAAGAAGAAGAGGCAACATATTTAACTCATATGGATAGTTGGATGGATAAATTGGAAAAGGCACGTATTCATATGGGATTTCCTACTCCTTTAACTTTCTAACATATGAGAGCTGGGTCACAACGTTGTGATGTGATTTCTTTGCTAATTCAATCCTTTCTGCAGGTGATAATTTAGAAGAAGATAATTCTGTGGTGATTTTACTATGTCTGATATAGTTTATAGATCCATTTTCAATTCCAATATCACTATTCATTTCACCAACAAAAGATGATAATAGAGATTTACCTAATAAAGTGTCTCCATATTGCCTTATTTTTATATATCACCATAAATAAATATGGCTTAATATTTTTGCATTATAATACCCATTGGATTTTTTAATTTCGTGTGCTATTGCTTCTTTTCTATTAGTTATACCATTGCTATGTCTGCTATAATAATTCATTTGTCGTTTTTTATCTGAATGATCATTATTGGAATATAATTTTAACGGCGTTCTATCTTTATATTGCTGATAATCTGATGCTCCAAAATGTATTTTTCTAATATGATTAGTATCTAAATCTTTAATAAATGCCATATATTTTTTTTTAGGATTTGAACTTTTTTGAAATTCAATGATTTTCTCTCTCATATTATTATTATAATACATAATAATAATATAAATATATAATACTATATTTAAATAGATGAATAAGTTTAATTTTAACCCCGTAAGCAATGTTATTACTATTGAAAAAATGAATGGTGATATTATTAAAATTAGAGCAAACACTGATTTAGATGCAAATCCAAACCCAAATATTAATTCTAAAGAAGCAATTACTTCATACAATGCGTTAATGGATGAATTGAAAATTAAATATCCTCACTATAGTGCAAAATGGAATAGTTTTAAATTTGATGAAAAAACTAAAATCTTATATCTTTATAATCAATCAAAATTATAATAAATATAATAACAATTAATTTGTAAGTAATTTAATATTTAATTGACGATTTGGTTTAAATTTTAAAATATCCAGTATTTTAATATTTGTTGGAAATAAAGTATCACCATATATATCTTGCAGTAATAACCATTCAAATATACCACCAATATAAATATATACATTAGTAAAACCTAATGCAATTAGTTGGTCGTATTTAATAAATATAGTATTATCATGTGCATTTTTACCATATATAATAATATAGGTATTGGTTTTTTTATTAGTTAATAATTTATTTAGTAGTTCGGTTTCATCTTTAATGCTAATAGTATTTTTTATTAATAATTCTTGCTCTGAATTAAGCAATGTATTAATAAGTATATATTTTTCTTCTATTGCATATCTTATATCTTCAAATGTAATTTTATTAATACTCATTTTATTTCCCATTAAATAAAATAAAATGGTATATTTATATAAATATTCTTACTAATTCTATTTTATTTAATCAAATGAAACAGTGATTTCAACATCTTCTTTTTTTATATTTTTAGAAGCATATATAGATAATTCTTCTCTCTTTTTCCTTGTTATATTTTTAGATACAATAGGCACAATATTTTTACGCTTAGATGTGCTACTTCTAGCGTTCATATCTTTCTCTATAATAGAATAATTATCATTAATATATTTTATCACATCATTTTCTAAAGCCCATTTAAAAAAATTCAATTGTCCTATAGTGGTTTGTATAAAGGTATTATTTTTATAAGGAAAATTAATTCTCTCCCATCTGCAAAATGGATCAAAACGCTTTTTAGAATATGCTTTTAATTTTAACTTATAATCCATATACACCTTAAATCGCTTATTTGACGATGATAATGTATATAGAGTGTAAAACTTTTTAGCATAATTTGTAGCAAACCAATCAACAATTCGTAAGGAAATTTTCATATCACCATTAATAATAGAAAGCATGTCATCTAAGTTATTGTTATTATCATAATAAATCATTAGTTTATTGAGTAATAAATCATTTTGAGTAATATAAGACATTATTATTAGTAATAATCTAACTTCTATTTAAATTATTACGCTTAAATAATGATTATATTTAGAAATAATATTTATTAAATATATAATTATGCCACTTAAAAATAATAGGTCTAAAAAGAAATTACATTTTTTAAAAAAAAAGAATAAATCTAAACGTGGAGGTCGTGGTATGGGAGAAACTAGTTCTAGTTCCGTGTCAGGTTTGGGGTCTGGATCTTCGCGTAAATCTTCTTCGTCTAGTGAAAATTCTTCATCGTCCAGCGAAGAATCTTCTTCATCGCCATCTTCTTCTTCATCCAGTGAAGAATCATCTTCTTCGTCCAGCGAAGAATCTTCATCGCCATCTTCTTCTTCATCCAGTGAAGAATCATCTTCTTCATCTAGTATATCGTCATTACCTTCTGCTAGTGCATCATCTACAAAATCATCATTAACTTCTCCTACTGCATCATCATCACGTCGTTCTTCTATAGGTATTAATTCGGGTGATATAATGGATGCAACTATTGTAAATCAAGATAATCCTCAAGGTAGTCCATCTGGTGAGAATTTGTCTAATGTGGCATTAATGGAAGAATTATTGAAAGAGTCTGGTCTCAAACTACCATCATCTACACGTTCATCATCTGCAAAAACATCTCCTGTAAAAGTTCTTTCTGCAAGAGTGCCTTCTGCAAGAGTATCTTCTGCAAAAGTGCCTTCTAAACAAATGTCTGTGCGAGAAAATTCTGGTGATATAGTGAATTTACCTCGTGGTGTCACTTGCTTAAGAAGAGATTATAATCCAAAATCAAAAAGATGCCTCATACCATGCAAAAATGGACAAGCCAGAAATCCAAATAATAATAGATGTGGTGCTATGCCCAAAAATAATGGTCCTAATTTACGGCAATCTATGGCCAATCTTCCAGTAGAAAATATTGGTAATGGTGTTCCTCCGTGTGGTGGAAGAACGGAAGATTTTAACCCACGAACTAAAAGATGTTTAAAACCTTGCGAATCCAATACTAGACGAAATCAACAAACTATGCGATGTGTTAAGGTATTAAATGTTGCACCTGCTCAAGAAGTTCGTTCCCGACAAGCATCTATTCGCAGAAGTCCATCTCGTGAAGCAATAGTAGTAGGACAAGAGGCACAAGAAATGTTTCCACAGGGTGTAGCAGCAGAACCAGTGCAACAAATGCAACGAGCACAAAGTCCTAAAAAAATGACTCTTAAACAAAAAAATACACTTAAAAGATTTAACCAAAATAGTTCTCAAAATTCTACAAGAAAAGTAATTCATTTATTGGCTAGAAGATACCAATTTGACCCTGTAGATGCAACCACTTATATTAATAAAAAACTTGCTATTAAAACAAGATATTCTGAATAAAAAGTTTTTAAATTATTAAATATTTTAATATATTTAAATACCTGTTTTAACAAGTCTTAATTTTTTTGTAAATAGAAATTTATTCATATCTATTGTTCTGCGTTGTAAATTGCATTTTAAACAGCAAATAATAGTGTTATCATATGAATGACATTTATTATTATCTATTCTATCTAAAGTCCATTGCATAGGATCGCGTATATTTTTATATAATACTATTACATTTTTACTGCAATATTTACATTTTAATTTACTTGAAACCATTTTTTCAATTAAATCGTTAAATGTTATAAGTAATATTTCCTCATATATTTTTTTTTTTATATCTTGAGCTTTATAACCATTTATTTTTTTATCAATTTCTTGTTTTAAAAGTTTGCTATCATTGCACGTGTATGTATTCAATAAATACATTGTATTAATCATTGTTATTTGATTATGGTATATCAAAGAAGAATCATCTATATTTAATGTCTCTTTTCTTGTAGATTTAATATTATTTATTTTATTAATAGTGGTATTTCCTATAAAATTAACAATTTTATTCATAAATTATCTATATAATTTATTATTTATATTATAGTTAATAAATAATAAGTTAAACTTTCATCTATATAGTATATAAGAATGAGTATTAAAACTAAAGATGATATTATTATTATTATAAATAATAAAAATACTATTATAAATAATAATATAGATTCTGATGAAATTGAAAATGAAGATGAATACAATATAGATATATATCTTGAAAAAGAAAAACATTTGCATATTAATGAACCTTGGAATAAATTAACAAAAATTATTAAACTTAAAAAAATAACAGAATATACTATAATTCTTGGGAGAGAACATAAACTAACTAGTATTGAAATAAAACAACTGAAAAAAGACCTCATTAATTATATTGATAAAAAACAATTGCAAAAAACAAAAGATGTTATATATGATAAAGATATGGGACAGATTAAAAGTATTCCAAATTTACTATTTAATAAAATAACTAAAAAATTTACTATTAAAAGAAACGATAAACAAAACTCTACAATAAAATCACTCGGTCCCAAGAAATTAAATATAACAAAGAAACCATTAACTGATAAAATTGATACTATTTAAATAGTAAATTATAGTATAAGTATCCTTCTAATGAATAATACATTAACAAATTCAACACCTATATATAAAATATTACCCGATTGCGATAATGATACAGATTCTATGTCGGTATCATCATATGAAGAAATAATATCTCCTGATGATAAAACAGATTTGCTAGAAATGGCAAATGAATTAATAATATTATTAATTGATGAAAATCCTTTAATTTTTATGGAACCAGATTATCAAGAAAATATTAGTGAAAAAGTATATGATGTAATATATAATCAAATTTCATCATTATATAAAGAAAACATAGAAAATGAGATTAATGACATTATTATTAATGCTTTTAAAATAATTCATAAATATATCTATCCAAAGAGATCATTTTTAAAAACATTTATAAGGAAATTACCACGCATTAATAAATTATATGAAAAAATTACATATCTTAAAAATAAATATCAACCAGAACAAAAAACACATGAGTGGTATTTATTTAGATATGAACATTTAACAGCAAGTAATATATGGAAGGCATTTATGTCTCAAGCAAATATAAATCAATTAATATATGAAAAATGCAAACCATTTAATGCCGATAAGTATAATAATTCTTTAACCGATGGACCACTTCATTGGGGGGTTAAATACGAAAATTTATCTATAATGTTTTATGAAAAGCATTATAGCACAACAATAACAGATTTTGGATGTATTCTTCACGATAATTATACATTTTTAGCAGCATCACCTGATGGTATAAATACTAATATTTTATCTCCTAGATATGGGCGTATGCTTGAAATTAAAAATATAGTTAATAGAGATATAACAGGCATCCCTAAATTAGAACATTGGGTTCAAATGCAGATTCAAATGGAGGTATGCAATTTAAATGAATGTGATTTTTTAGAAACAAGATTTATTGAATATGACTCAGAAGAAGCATATTTATTAGATGGTTCCAATGGAAGGACATCATCAAATGATTTAAAAGGACATATCATTTGTTTTATAAAAGATAATAAACCATATTATGAATATGAACCACTTGAATTATCTTTATATGAAAGTCTTGAATGGAAGAAAGCAATTATGGAGAAAAATATAGAATTAGAATGGTTTAAAAATATATATTGGAAACTTGATGAATTTTCGTGTATTCTTGTATTAAGAAACAAACATTGGTTTAAAAATGCTATACCAATATTACAATCTATTTGGAATACTATACAAATTGAAAAAATATCTGGATTTCAACATAGAGCACCTAAGATAAGAGAGAAAAAATGTAATTCTACAGAAAATGAAATTTTATTAAATGGCAATTGCTATATAGACATTGAATAATTTTAAATATTGAAAAATATTATATCAATTCAATAATTTCATTTAGACAATATATTTTTTTATTAAGCAATTCTCCTCCAAATTTCTCTAAAACTTTAACTTGTGTCATTATGTCAATTTCATGTATCTCATTTGGTTTATTTAATAATTTATTTTTTTGTTTTAATTTATAAACTATATGAGGGATTTCTTTTAATTTATTATTTAATAACTTATTTTTTTGTTTTAATTTATAAACTATACGGGTTTTTTCTTTTAATTCATTATTTAAATCATGAAGTTTTTTGTCTTTTTTAATTAATGTTTGGGTTGTTTTTTCTAGTGTTTTTTTAATATCTGTATTTTCTCTCTGTAAATCTTCCATTTTTTTATTTGAAAACTGATTTATTTCATTCGCATTACAATGTAATAAATAGTCTACGTATATAGAAGGATGGATATATTTTTTTGCTTTATTGAGATTAACTAAACAACTGCTTCCATCATGTAGGTCTATAATTGTTCTAGACTCAATATGATTCCATTTAAAATATCCATCATAATTTGCAAATAATTCAAAATTAATTTCATCGCTGTTTATTGATTTTATGTGAATTCGAGTATCACTTCCATTAGGCGCATTTATATTACTTACATTAATTACAATATTATGGTCGGTGTAAAATATATATCTTGGTGTACATTGCCAATGTATTGGATTACTAAATAGTAATGTATTTAAAGTTCCAAAATATAGTTTGATATTATATTTATTTAATAAATTATACAAATTAATTAAGCAACGTAATGTATTTAATTTTTTACTAACACTAAGAGAACAACCATGTGAATAATAAGAAAGGCGTTCAATAACATATTTTTTAATATTTTCAAAATTTTTATCATAATCAAATATATCATTTATATTAAAATTATTTGAAACTTCCATTAATTGTTGTGTATGTTGCATTTTATTTATTATTAAGTTTTATTTATAAATATTTATTTCAATTTTTTTTAAAATATAAGAGTTTAATTATTAAATGTAGAGAGAAATTAATAATTATAATTTATTATCTCTCTTATATTTTTTACATTTTTTAGTTTTATTATTATTACAAAGTAATTCGCATGTGCTATTATATGTTATCTGTGGTGGTAAAACGCCATTATATATATGTAATGTTTTGGGTATTATTTTAGTTGGTGATAAATATTTAATATCAATGCTCCATGAATTAGTTTTAAATATATTATTTTTCTCTGAATTATTATATATTTTAGTATTAATAGATTTTAAATATTCTTGCATAATATTACTATGTAAAACACAATGAATATTATTTAATTTTATATTATTAAATATATTATCAGGGTCATCATCTTTTTTTGGTTTTGTCAATAAATAAATCCATTCAATAAATTTATTAATATTAGTATTTTTTTTATAAAAAATAATATCATCTTTAATT